CTTCCTTGCCCTCTGTATTTTTTGTATCCAGCTCTAAAGCTTTTGTTCATGGAAGAAGTCTTAGGTATCTTGCCACCTTGTTGTGTACGTTTGTGTGTTGGTTCGTAGTTTTGTTCTGACTGTTTAATTTTTGCCATTACTTATCCTTTAAAAATTTTTCTCTCGTCTCGACACCTACAAATCCACAACTCTGACCCTCACGAATTGTAGTGAAATCAAATGGACTAGGAGGTACATGGTCAGGTGGTATATTACTATATTCTTTTAGTAAGCAACTCGCTGCTTTATGCTCTGAACAATTCTCTTTAAAGTATTGAATAGCCACAGAGCAGTCGTTGAAGTAGCCCACAAACTCTAGGTCATCGTAGTTCCCTGATAGGCTTACTGTCAGTATAAAAATACCTTCAGCTAACATATTAAATTCCCCAATAAGTAGAAGACTTATCTTTAGCGTGTCCGACGCAATCACATTTTACTACTGCTTTGTGACAATTCATACATCTGCGAGTCAGACCCATCTTAATCTTTTCTTCATCTTCTTTAGCTATATCATCTTCCCATTCTTGTTTCATGTTAAATACTACAAAATTACTATGCTCTATCATGCTAGCCATGTTAACAGTCTCCGTAGTTATCTGCGTATCCACCCTCACAAGTAATAGGTAAATCTTTACCCCATTTAGGTGGTATAGACATCTCTTTCATCATAAAATCTAAAGCCTCTTGACTTTCTTTTTTAGGTGCAACACATACTATAGCATCATGAACAGTCAAAATAGGCTTATATTTTTTATTAATTTGAATCATTTGCTCACCTATAACTATTCTAGCTAACGCCTGTACTACATTTTCTACTACTGAACCTCCCCATATACCTACTTTACCTCGTCTTGACTTATAAACAAATCTTCCTTTAGCCTCAGAAGTATCCCATTCTAGTTCAGGATAGTATATATACATTCCATTAGGCAGTTGTATACCCTCTTTAGTAACCTTAAGAACCTCGTGTTTGCCTATATAATAAGGAGCTTTACCATTTTCCCATGATGCTATATCTCCTAATGCTTGGTCACAATCCTGCCATAAGTCAATTACTTCATGGTTTAAATCTCTATAAACTTTAACTAAGTTTTGACATTCCATGTCAGATAGTTTAGCACTAGGGGGTTGAGTTTCTAATGTGTGTTGTAGTTTCTTCCACCCTGTACCATACCCTAATCCAAGTATACAAGTCTTACCAACAAATCGCTCGACCTTATTTCTTTTATCTATCTTCTTATTATATACTTTAGAGGCAAAGTTTGAATATACGTCTTCCCCTTTTCTAAACTGCTCTACAACATCTTTTTGACCTGCAAGCCACACTAGTATACGAGCCTCAATTTGTGAGGAATCTACATTTAATATTACATGGTCATCAGGTGGAAGAATTCCATTCTTTAAAGCTTTCTTCTTAACGTCCCTGCTTGGTAAGTTCTGAAAGTTTATTTTATCCTGACCTGACCACCTACCTGTGTGAGCTCCATAGTATCTTAATGGTACGGGAAGAAGGCCTCTGTTCCGTGCACCAATGTCTAGAAATCTTCTAATTCGTGATTCTTCCATTGTTGACTTAGTACCAAGCCTTACAGAACATAGCTCTTGAATAAAGCTATCCTCATGTTCACATAACTCTATAAATCCTAAATCATTTTTAGCTAACGCATAAGTTTCTTTCTCAGTTGTAGGAGATATTTTTAAAGGTACATCTACCCCTAGCTCTTCTAATAGTTCAGCAAATTGTTTGTTGCTTGCTAATTTCTTGCGTACATCTTCAGGAGTTTCACACTTAAGCTTCTTCATCAATCCCTCTAACAACTCTTTTTTCTCTTTCTCTACTTCTTCTAGACGAGTAATTAATAAAGCGTCATCTACTTCTAATACAGGTTGAGTATACATGCGGGTTGTTATATCTATCAGCTTGAGTTCTTCTAAAGGAAACGAAACATTTAACGCTGCGAAGAGTTTTGCTGTCAAGTTAACATCATTTTTACAGTATTCACCATATTTATGAAGTTCATGAGGTTGAAAGTCCTCCAATCGTTTTCCTTTAGCGTCCAGAACCTCTGTTCCTTTTACTCCCAGATTGTAACGCTCAGCTAAAGCTTTCAATGAACCTCCTGCATTTGTGCCATGCACTGCACGAGCCATAGATAATGTATCAAGATAAAGTTTAGGGACTGCTCCAAATATCCACGAGAGAATTGCTCCGTCAAAATGAATGTTATGACACAACAGTCCTGATTCTTCCCACTCAAAAGAATTTATTATTTCTTGTAACTCTTCGTGAGTACCTGAATACCATTTAGTAGAGCCATCATTTACTTTAATAGCAAAGCCAATGACTTGAAACTGAGGACTCTTAATATATTCTTCAACAGTTAGGGCTTTTAATCCATACCCCGTGTCATAGAATGTTTCAAAATCAAGTGTTATTATTTGTTTCATTTTTTCCTCTCTTAGATTCGGTGCATACCCCTTTTAAATCTTTTGTGTGTCCACACCACCATTGTTTATAAAAGTAGGTTGCAGGTTCTCCACACTTATGACATATTCTTTTTTTATTAAAGTCTACCATTTGTTAGCATATAAAGTATGTTCGTCTCTACAATGTACTGAACACCATCGTCTTTTATCTTCTATTTTCTTTTCACACCAAATACATTTACCTGAGTTATTGTTTTCTACTGAAGTATCTACTGTCTTAAGAGTAAACTTAAGGCGAGCCTCTATTTCGTCATTAGCCATATCTATTTCGTCAGCCAATCTTTCATTCCCCCACCATTATTCCATGAAGTGCTATTATTTCTAGTAGGTCTTTTCGCAGGTAGCTTTATTAATCCTTGCTTATCAAAGTCAACTAAGGTAGCGTACGCTATCCCTGTTGCTTGAGATAATTTGTGGCGACTAAAGTTAGGTCGTTTCTCTTGCCATTCTTTAATTAGTTTAACTGCATTTTCTTTTTCTGACTCTTTCATAATCTTCCTTTATATTTACCCCAAAGTTTATTTCCTTTGTGGCTATTCCATACATCAGGTACTACTTGTAAATTATTTGGGTGGTGTTTTCCTTCTTTTGAAATAGGGACAATATGGTCTACTACATATTTTGTTTTACCCTCGTTTTCTTTGCTGAGTTTTTTTGACTGAGCATAAAAACTTCTACACTTAAGCTTTTCTTCCTTTGACAAAAGACTATATGCTTTTGCTTTTTTAGCTCGTCTTATTGCTTTAACTGCTAAAATAACATCAGGGTTATCTATTTTGTACTGCCTATTATATTTTCTACAATGCTCAAGATTATTTTTTCTGAATTTAGAAACACTTATTCTAGTTTGTTCTTTTCTTCTTTCAGGGTTATTTTTTACATAAATAGCTTTATGTTCTTTGTTACGTTCAGGATTATTTTTTCTCCACTCCTCTGTTCTTGCTTGAACGGCTTCTCTGTTACGATAGTAATATTCCCTCTGAGCTTTTCGTTGCTTCTCTATATCTAAGTATGGCATATTTTTCCTTTTAAAGTTATTTAGGTGCTCTCGGAGAGATACCAGTTTCTCCATTCTCTTGATTAGTCTTCACAAGTACCACCAACACAGTATTTACCATTTAGTATTTCATCAGCAATATCTTCGTTAGCCTTTTCAATCTCGGCTGGCTTATGATTCACCTCATTTAAAAACTCATTAAGTTTTATTGCATACCATGATAATTTACCAGCATCATCAGAGGCGTCTTGTTCTGAACCTTTCAATCCTATGCGAGTGTTGTATTTCATTATTGTGCCTTTAAGATAACCTACATATTCCTTGTCTGTTAGTTTAGCACGAATAATCTTAATTGTCTCAATGCCTTGAGTATAGTGGGGGGGATTAGTTATTATATCTTTGTCATTCATTTAAAGACTCTCTTATAATTGGTTTAACAACGACTCTAGCATATCTATATTATGCTCGTCAATTATTATTGAGAATCCTTTTGCAGTTTTAATGTCTTTGAGATGTTTTCTTTGAAGTGCAGTAGGTCTACCTCCATTGGCTTTGCACTCTATACCAACGAATAATCCTTTGTAACAAGCAATGATATCAGGTACACCATTAGCACCATAACCTCCTGTTGCAGGCATGCAATGATAAGCACCTAGCTTATCTAATATACTTTTTACTTTAGTCTTTACTTTTTTTTCGGGTGTCATGTAGTCTTAATTAAGCTAGGGACAATTTAGTCCCTGTGTTAAATAAAAAAAGGGGACTACTAAGAGTCCCCTTTAATTACCATCTGGGTTGGATTTCTAATAGATGTAACTATTCTACATCATCTTCTTTCTCTTGTGCAACACCTACAACAAATAATGTTGCTCGTTCACAATCTTCATCTAAATTAAAATTAGAACATACTTCATTCCAATCGTTTTTAAAATCAGCTTTGTTGATAACAAACATACCACCTGAGTTGTAAGGTTTCCAACTATTGTCTGTCAATGCTTTCTCTTGTTTCTTAGTTAGTTCAAACATTTTTATTCTCCCCAATATCACTCGGTGTAAAATCATTATTACTTTCTATATCATCAGTAATAAAATCATCTACTACTTGTGCCACATCATTTGGAATATCAACAATGTCAATATCCCTACCTGATTGTGTTGTCAATACTAACTTCCACGATACAATTTTTTCGCAAGTCATAATTCACCCCCTATAATAATATCTGTATCGATACACTCGGTATCGGTTTTTAAATAGACACTTGCACCATAACTTGCCTGTTCAAATGCCCTACCTTTACTGCATACCACCTCGCTAGGTGTGGTATTTTCTTGGTAAGTCTCAAAGATATGTAACACCCCCATACCTACAAAGCTACCAATAATTAATCCTGTTGCTAACCAAAATCCGTCATTACATTTATTCATTATCTTCCCCTATAAAAGTTATTACATCTTCATCAGTTTCTTCTACTGCTTTACCCTCTCGGATATGTTCTAATACTTGGTCGGATAGTTCAGCTTTCAATTGAGTATCTAATTCAATACCCTCATCAGTTATTAAAACATCATCACCCTTATCGTCTTTCATGACAACGGCAAATGTTATGTCTTCTATATACACAAACGCTACTTTCTCAGACTTAAATTTAAACTTCATTTTTTCCACCTCCCTTTATTTTTTTCTATTTGTTCTGCTATTTTCTTTTTTATTTCTTCTTCTTGTCTGTAAAATAAATCATCTCGTTCTCTATCAGGGTCACGCTCAGGTGATTGATAAGGTCTGCCGTCTTCCTCATCAACATATTCATTAGTTCCTTTAATCATTACAAAACCTCCCATAATATAAATGCACCTAGTGTACATACTACACCAATCACAAATCCTGCCATTCTGTTGTTTCTTGCCTTGAGTTTTTCAAACTCATACGCTGTCATATATCTACTCATTTTAGTTCTCCTTATAATATTTATTAATAAGATACTTCTTAGCTTTTTCTACATCTTGAAGTTTAGTGAACTTCTTTCCTAAAAATTTCCATTTGTATACATATTCGTCTTCATCACCTATATACTCAATGAAAAATAATTTTTGGTTTTTATAATCACGAATACAATAATCAGCAACAAGGCGATATGTATAATTCACTTTTTGATACCCCGAAAATCTTTTACGACTATAAAATCCTACTTTGGTTTTAAAATCTGCGACTCTCATTACTTTACCTCCTCTATATTAAAGACTGCTAATAAATGGTCATACTGTCCCCAGTGATAAGAGCCATTAGGTGACCACGAAATTACAGAAAGTTTAGCGTCATACATTACTTCATTGCTATAACGATTATTGACAAAGTATTTTTGTTGAATATTAACACTCTCGGTAGCACCTTTCTTTGCTAGTATCTCAGGTAGCCTAGTCGCCCACATAGGTAGAATACTTCCATACTTGTCATAGTTTGGTAGGTCGCTAATGTTTACAGGATAGTCTCCAACATTCGGCGAATGTAGATTACTAAGTTTGAAAGCTAAGCGATTATCCCTATCTTCTGTTGGATTTCTTTCTATTACAGTTTCGTAATAAGATTCAGAGAGAGAGTTATACCCTATAATATAAACAGGGTTATTAAACACAGTCGCTTTATTTTTCTTACGAGCCTGAATATCGTTGTCTAACTCATTGAGTTTTTCAAGCTGAGATATAACCTCTTTAGCAATGTTCATAGGCTTGTCTACACTATCACTCGCATACTTTAATAACTCATGATAATCTCCCCCCTGAATATCTATATTATTGTACTCATTCGTCAAATCGTTTATCTCACTATTGGTAACATCATTCACTTTCTGTGCCAATTCATCTACCTTAGGCATAACATTTACCAGACTCTCTACTGCATTTCGTTTAGAAATATTCTTCATGAGAGCAGACATTCTAAATGATTGTGTAAAACAAGTGTCCCCTCTCTCTTTGAAGTTTTTAATAGACTTGAATGTATGTACATTTCTGTCTCCGTCTTTAAACACTCCAACAACACACAAGGGAATATTACTTTTACCCAT